CTGTTATGCCAGCCGGTGTGTCCATGATGCGCGGTCCTGCAGACTTGTTACGTAAAGCTGTGACGCGTAACCCCGCCTACGCTTTACGTGTGGCGTTCAAGGACTCTATCTCCGGTTGGGTAACAAGCGGCGCGGACATAAAGCCCGTAGTTAGCACTCTCGGTTCACTTGCAAAGACCCTAAAAGGCGGCAGCGAAGAAATACGCGCTCTCCAGCAGCAGGGCATTATCGGCGGTCATGTGTTTGCCGGTACGTTGTCAGACATGCGCACTATCGCTCAACAGATTGCTCAAGGGCAGTCAGGTTGGGAAAAGCTTTGGGCTAAGGCAGACCGTATGGGAATGATGGCGGACGAAGCGCAACGTGTGACGTTGTACAACGGGTTTATAAAGAAAGGCTTGTCCCCCATGGAGGCAAGCTTGGCTACGCTTGAGTCGCAGAACTTTACCAAGCATGGCTACTCGCCCACGATCAAAGCCTTGAGCACAATGATCCCGTTCTTTAACGCACAGATTCAGGGTCTGAATGCGTTTGGTCGCGCTATTACCGGCACGTCGCTCTTTCAAGACAAGCTAGGTGTGCGTGAGCAGATGCTTAAGCGCGGGACGATGTTGGCGGCGGCTACCATGGGATACAGCGCGCTCATGCAGAACAACGAGGCATATCAAAACGCAACAGATATAGATAAGCTGAACCACTGGTTTATTCCTCTGCCGTTTATGGACGAACCGTTACGTGTGCCAATCCCGTTTGAAACCGGTTTGGTGTTTAAAGCAATACCTGAAGCGATCTTTAACCTGATGGCAACCGACGCCAAGTCTAAGGACGTTCTCCCTGCTGTTGGGCGTCAGGTGTTGAACAGCATCCCCGGCATGTCAAACTTGTTCTTGCCACAAGGTGTTAAGCCTGTTGTGGAACTTGTTACAGGGACAAACCTGTTCACGATGCAGGACATCGAGAGCACAAGACAGAAGGCTGAACTGGCAGGGTATCGCTCGGGTGCTAACACAACGGAAGTGTCCAAGGCACTCGGTAAGGCAATCGGCGTCTCTCCCGTACAGCTAGACCACGCGGTCAATGCTTACACTAGCAGCTTGGGTATCGCGCTTCTGTCTATGTTCAACCCGCTACTGCGTGACGTGGACGCACCTGAGGGCAAGTCTAGCCAGATGCCGATCTTGGGTGGCTTCTTCCAACCAACGGATGCCGGTGGTCTGATCGACAAAGCTTACAAAGATGTTGACCAGATTGAGAAAGTAAACCGTACGTTCAAGCAGTTGGAAGAGAGCAACCCTGACGAAGCTGATCGTTTCCTTGACAAGTACCTGTCCACGCTCGACATGGCGTCGGCTGCGGGTAAGTTCAAGAAAGAGATGGGCGACATAAACAAGGAAGAGCGCTTGATTCGTTCCGATCCTAAGATGACATCTGCTCAGAAACGTGCCGAGCTAGACGAAATCAAGCAACTCAAGATAGCGTTAGCCAAGGAGTTCATGTCTATCTCACGCGAGTAAACAAGACCCCGAGCCGCCCGTTCTGTACTACAAAAGTAGCTTTGGCTTTCATTTTGTGGAACACGGCGGCTCGTAGCCCGTCTTCTCGTGTCTGCTCTAGGTTAAGTGATGGAACGAAAAAACCCCCTTTGACGGGGGTTTTTGCCCATGGGTAATGTACTCTAATTGTCTTCGTCATCTTGTGGGTTGACTGGACGTGAGATACAGATCGTGTTCATGCGCATCTCAGGACCGCGAGTTTTAGCTAGCATGTTCTTCTTGTGGAAGCTGATCTTGTATTGCGGCATAGTCGTAAGCTGATTGATTAAGTCCGAGTAGCCGTAGCTCATGGACGAGCAGTGGTGCTTGAGTTGACTTTCTTCTATGTAATAGTCAATGTGGTTTATTGTGATGCCATGCTCCACGCGCCCTGCAATCATCGTGCGCGTGAGCGATTGGTCGATGATGCCCTCCGCCCCCATGCTAGCTTCGAGCACACCGTTGATGCTCTTAATAACCACGAACTTACCGTAGTTCTCCCGTGTGTAGGCGTTCAGGACATCTTCAGCCGAGCGCTTGCTTCCACGTAGAGCCGCACGCCCTTTGTTAACAAGTTTGCGTAGCGACTCAATAACCGGTCTGATTGGTATGTCGATGATGTTGGCGTGCTTCTTACTGAGAATCACAGCTATGGCTAGGATACAGCTGTTACCGGCTGACCAGTAGCGCTCATCGTTCGTGCTACTGAACTCCTTTTTTAACGCCGATTTCGACTGATTCAGAATAGAGATAGCCTCGTCACGGTTCTGTACAAGCCACTTAATAAGTATCTCACCCGCCACTCCGTAGTTTGTTTTTAACAACTCGATGTAGGACACCTCGGTGTCATCGAGCACCAACGTCTCGGTAAGCTGAAGCTCAAGAATACGTAAAATCTCCGCTTGGGATGAGTGCATCCGCGCACCGCTCAGGTAGTCTAGGACGTGGGTGTTGGACGAGAGCAAGTCCATGTTGTTCCACTCAGTGGTGTTCACGCGCTCTTTGTTCGCGCCTGACTCCATCCGGTCCTTGCCTTTACCTTGTGACTTATCAAGCAGATACTCAGGCAACCACTCGAAGTCTTTACGGCTCTTGGAGGTCACCTCGTCTGTAATCACAGCGAAGTTACGTAGCATGCCCGAGCGTTGTTGAATGGCTACGGCTGACGTACTCTGGGTAACACGATACTTAACGGGGTGAGCGAAGAAGCTAGCTGCCACCACCTGCGCCAGACTCTTTCCCGTACCTGACTCAGATGAGCCCATGTGGTAGGTCATGCCTGAGAAGCCCGTGAACTCCATGAGCAAGGACGCCGGTCCGACTAGCCCCATTGTTAAGATGTCCCACAGCTCTCGCGCAATCATCATGTCGATAACAGGGCGCCATTCTTCGAGCGTACCTTTCTGTCCACAGAAGCTATTGATGTTGGCAAGCCCCGGCATTGGCACAAACAGCTTCTTGCCGTTGGGATAGTAGATGTGGTTAGCATACACGAGCGACTTGTTGGGCTGCCATCCGTAGCTTGTCGGGACTGCAATTGGAGTCTTGTTGGCGCTAGCATGCTCAACACACGCGCGAACATACTCAAATAGGTTCTTGTCGTTACCCGCACCAAATGCCGCCACGATGTTTTGGGAAGCTAGCGCCTTGAGTGTTTCGTCCTTACTGATGATAGCTTTCTGTTGAAAAATAACGTCTGCTGGTCCGTTGCTACGCAACGCCATCATGTGTACCAAGTGCTCGCCTTCGCTGTGCAAGATGTCTACAACAAACAAGTCGTAGCTCAGCAACATTATCTTCTTGGTGGCCTTCGTGCCATCGGACTCCTCAAGTACCTTATCAACAAAAATACCGCCACGGTCGCCGTAGCTAAAGCCCTTAGGTGGGACAGGCTTGTTGATTGTGATCTGCTCGACTACGTCCTCAGAAACTTCTTTGTCAATTACAAGTTCTACCGCCTCGGTGTTGGTCATCACCTCACGGCTGAAGTACAGGGGGTTGGTTATCTTGCCGTTGTGTGGGCAACCATCGCACACGTTGGGGTTGATGCTGTCAAACTTAACACAGGGAGTCGGTCCTTTAGTGTGGTTCCACTTACTGTTTAGACGCTCTATGTCGTACGGGTGCATCTCGCCTAAGGCTGACGCACGTTCGTATCCGTCCTCGCACTTCTTAGCAAGAGATATCAGGGCGAACCATAACGGCTCCATGCCATCTTCAGGGGCGTGTTTTTTGTAGTATGCGAGTTGTGCGCACCCTCCACCGCCCTCGGTAGCTTGCTCGATGTTGCGAAAAAAGCTAACCGAGTTCTCCACAAGCTTGACGTTGTTCGCGCTAGCCACGGGTGCTGTCGGTCGAGTGCCGGGCAAACTTATACTAGGGCGCTGTATCTCGTACGCCTCGCCGTTCATCTTCTCGCGCAGAACCGCAGCTACCGTCTCGAAGTCAAACGTATGGGGGCTAGCCTCAACCATGATCTTGACACGGCGTGGCTTCTCTTTCTTGAAGTTGAACGTGTCCGGTACGCGCAGAATGCGTGAGGCATCGGCGGTTACGCTGTGGTCGATCTTAAACCCCTGCTTCTTACACAGACGCTTTAAGTTCTCGGCAACAGGTTTCCAAACAGCAATATCAACTTCTTCGGTGAAAGGCCAGTATACGTGTAGCCCACCCCCGCTTGATACGATCCATGGCGTGCCAAGCGTAGCGAGTTCCGTGTCAGCAAGAAACGCATCGAGTGCGGCGGCGCCTTCTGCTTTGCTCGCGTACTCCTTGTCACCCTTGACACCGTTACAGTCTATGTCGAGAAAAAGCGATTTAATCTTGATAGCGTTCGAAGATACGCGTTCTTTATTCTCACCGAACGTAGCCAACGCAAAATACGCATCCAGTCCCCTTTCGTTAAACGCTATAGCAGCGTCGTAAGCTTCTTGCACCGTCTTAACAAAGACATGTTCTTTCTTGGCTGTGCTCAATTCCACCGCGCAGAAGTTACCCGCAGTTGGAAGCACAGTCGCTAGGAAATCCTGCGACATCATAAACTTCTCCTTGGGTTACTTCCCTGTCGCAGCGTCAAGTCGTTCGATAAGTTCCTTTTGCCAGTTCAAAGGTAAGCCGTTGTTCGCCATCAAGTAGCTGTCGGCTAGGCGCACAAGCTCGAGATCGGTGAGAATGCGTGGCAGGGTGGGTATCTCTACATTAGTTGATTGCATTTTCTCAAAGCCTCTTCGATTGTTTTGCTTGTCTGTAAGATGTTTAGCATTGACTTGACTCGTTCTTTGTATGCGTTGGTCACGTCTGTGCCGCTAAACCAGTTGTATACGGTCTGTCTTGTAGCGCCTGTGTATTTGGCGATGGACATGACCGGAAAATCTAAATGAATTGCCCACCGTCCTAGTTGGTTGCCCATGGTCTTAGGTGCGGCGGCGGTTGATTTTTTTACTGCGTCTGAGTATGGCATCGTTGTTCCGTTGGTAGGTGGGGGTACTCGCAGTTTCTACTTTCCCCCCAAGACTTTACTCGTCGTCTGCGTCCCAATCAGCTACGACAGAAGCCAGACTTCCTGACTTCTTTGGCAAAGCGGTGGGCTTAGCCGCAGCTTTGCGCTTCTCGGGTTCTTCGACTTCTTCAACTCCTGCTACCGGCTCTTCCACCTTAGGGGCGGGTTTGGCGGCGGGGCGCTTGCCTTCGATCTGTACGGGCTTGACGTTATCTACCTGCGCTACCGTCATAGTAACAGCACGCTTAGCATCCTCAGACTGACCCTTCTCAATCGCAACGGCGTACTCGACATCATCGAGCCAACGTGAGGGTTGGAAGAACAGCTTTGGCACAGCGGCTTTGGTATCAAACTTCAAACGGGTAACAACCATCTCGGGGCTGATGTTCTGCGCGGCAAGATAACGAGCGTACGCTTGTAACGGACGCTTGTCATCGCCTTCTTCTTTACCGAAGATAGACGTAGCGGCAAGAGTAAGTTGCATAACATCGCCACCGTCCACATCGTTTGCCAACACTACAGCAAGACGTTGTGAGTAACGGCAAGCGCGGCTGTCGCCTTGACCTGAGCCTTTGATGTTTTGAGGGCATGCGGCACAAGATGCTGCCTGTGGTGTCGTAATGCTTGCGTCAGGTGTATCACCGTTAGCAGACCAACAGTCAGGTGCCTTGGCTTCGCCTTCAACAAACTGCCCCATATAGAACGTGCGGCTGACCTTGGGGGCGGCGTTAACAATCACAACATCCAAATGACGGTCGTCAATCGACGCGACTTCCTTTCCGCCAGCAATAAGACGGAACACGCCGCCCTTTACCGATATACGTTTGATGCTAGAACCAGCACCGCCGCCCGTTAGGGACTTGGCAACAGTAGATAGCTCACCTGTACGGGCGAAAGAGGGAGTTTGCGCGGGATTAAATGTGACTAAAGTGTTCATAGAAATTTCCTTAAGGTTTATATAGACTACTTAGTTGGCTTGCGGACGGAAACATCAAATTCCGTCATGCTGTTTAACCCTGACGGTACTACGCCGGGGTTTTCGCCCAAAAACGCAACCATGTTGGTCTGATGGATACGCTTCTCAAACAGGTCAAGGGCATCGTGTTCAACAACAAACTGCTTGAACGAATCCCAATCGTCTGTGTAATAGCGCACCTTCTGAGCCAATATAATTGTGCCTTCGGGTGTCTTGATTGATGAGCTACCAAGTGCAAGCATCTGGTCTTTCATCGCGTTCTTGATCTCGGCTTGTTGAGCCTTGAGTTCCTCGACAGCGGTCTCGTAATCCTTGGTCATGTCTTGAATCTTGTCACGAATCCTACGGTATACACGAGCAAGTTTATCGAGGGGTACTAACTCTATGGTTTGGTCTGACATTTTAAAACTCCTTGGTGTGTCAAATACTTTACAGCAATAAAGGTGGGTATGCAACCTAAACTAGGGTTTTTAATAAAAATTTATTTTACGACTTCTTCGTACAGCTTTAACAACATGTTGTGGTCAACCACTCGCTCTTCGAGGCGCTTAAACATCTTACGCTCGATATCACTACCCTGCAAGTGGATAACCGTTACCTTAGTAGAATCTTGTCCGATACGATCTGAACGAGCAATACATTGGGTATAGGTTTCAACAGACATCACCGGACCATAGAAGACAACCGTGTCTGCCGCAGTTAATGTGACACCGTGTGATGCTGCCTGAGGCTGTATAACAAGCACTCGCGGTTCAGGTGTCTCTTGGAATTGTTTAAATATCTTAGTACGTTTAGCTACGCTTACGTCACCGTGAATCACTTCATTCGGAATGTTGTGTTTTTCCAAATGAGCACTGATCGTAGTGATGCTGTGTCGGTAGGGGGCAAATATAATAACCTTGCGGCTCGTCTCTTCGAGAACTTCCAACAACACGTTAAGCCTTGGCGCACAATCAAACTCTACTACCTCGTGCCCGTCTGTGTACGCCGCCCCTGCGCTGATCTGTAACAACTTGTTAACGCTCGCCGCCGCATTAACTGCTGTGATGGTCTCCCCCGCCGCAGTCACGAGCATCTGTTCCTTGAGCATGCGGTAGTACTTAACTTGTTGTGGAGTGAGAGGGATGTCTCGCGTTTCGGTAAGTACGGGCGGTAAGTCAGTACATTCTTCCTTGGTGTAGCGTATGGCGGGTTGTAGTGCATTGAACACAAGCTCGCTCGACCCAAGCTTGGGAGCCCATTTGAACATCGTGATCTTGTTCATGACCTTGTCGCGCCATGCTGTAGCAAACTTCGGTACTTTGGTTGGGTTCACAAACTTAGCTAGACCGTAAGCATCCAAGGGGGACTGCGAAGCAGGTGTGCCCGTCATCATCCACAGCAACGTCTCAGGCTTAAGAATCTTGTTCAGCGTCTTCCATCGCTTGGTTGACACGTTCTTGTATGCGTTAGCCTCGTCCACGATGACCAGATCAAAGCGTCCATCGTTCACAATCTCGTCAGCAATTAGGTTCAAGCCATCGTAGTTGACGATCACGAACTCGTAGTCACCCTGCACCATCTCGATACGCCGCGCGGCTTGTGGGTGATGGGCTGCGATAGCAGAGCGATGGATCACACTCTTAGCGATACCGCTCATCCACGCATCGTGCATGATAGACAACGGGCACAGCACGAGACACCTTCGCACCTTCTTTAAGGACATTAGATAGTCAGCCGCCCACAGAGCAGAAAATGTTTTGCCAGTTCCGGGGTCGTTAAACACGAACGCACGTCTGTTTAACGTAAGGAACGAAGACGTATCAACTTGATGCGCAAACGGTTTGTGCTTGCCGGGCCAGTTATAGCGTGCGGTGATAGGTGACTGTATGCCCTTCACACCTAGGTTGCGCAAGACACGCGCTTCGTCAATCCCCCAGTACACCGCCATCTCATAGACGCCGTTGCTCTCGGCTACGATCTTGCTCTTGGGGATGATGCTGTACTTGGTGGGCGAACGTGTTTTAAATACTACTGCTTTGTTATCTACAATTTGCATTGACTACTCCACGATTCGATAGACGCTATGAAATCTATCAGGGACGTTATGTTTTTCTAAACGATTTAATTTATATAAACGAGTTGCGGCTATTGAAAAGAAAGTATCGTTGTTTAAAACGTCTTCTGACACCCACTCGTTACCGAACTTGGCAAGCCAAAGGTCAGAGATAGTAGAGATGGATGCGTCCCATGCAGGGTTTTTAGGATCAAAAGCAAAACGTGGTTTTTCTTCAAACGCTTGTGCTTGAAGTGCTTGTTGGTAGTCAAGAGCTTGCTGTGCGCTAACAGCTTGCCCTAGCTGCGCAAAAGGGTTGTAAGTCATATCTTGTTCCTTGGCGGGGTTGATTACTTAAGACTGCTATCTTTGTTGCGCTTGACTGATCTGTTCTTGCTAGCCGGTACAGCGCGTAAGTTACTGCGAGCTGTTGTGCCGCCCTTACTCAAAGGTGTCTTGTGGTCAACGTCTTTGCCATCACCTTTATGCACTAAGCCCTCACGCTCGAGCATGCGTCTTGCTTTGTTACGTTGAGCACGTTTCTTTTTTACTGTTTCCGTTCCATCGTACGTTTCGTACTCGTGTTTGTACGGACGGGGTTTGTTGACGTAGGGCATAAAGACTCCGAAAGAAAGAGATGACCGAGACTAATGTTTCTTGTTGAACTCACAACTGCGTACAGGACACCACCCACAAAGCGGGGTTTGTGTAGGGTTCCAGACGTTGGCGGCGTGAGACTGCTCAAGACGTGCAACACGCTCACGGTAGTTATTCCAATGCTCTTCAGCTTCGCTACGAAGCATACTGTGC